AATACTCTCATCACCACGAGTAAGTTCTACAAGAGCTCGACGAGTAGCATACCTAATAATTGGAATCTTACCTTCTTGTACTTGTTTATCAATATAATCAGCAGTATGACCATCATTAATTACAACAAAATCATCTTTCGTTTCTTTGTTATAATCAACAAGTTCATTTGCAAGTTCCTTTTTACAATATCTATATATGTAAAAAGGTTTAGTTCCATCTTCAAGAATCTTACGTTTAATACCGGCATCTGTAAGGACTTTATTAACAACATGAATACCAGTATATACTATCTCCGCTTGAGAAGTACTAAAAACGTAAATGTTTTGCATAGCAGCCATAGGATTAAGTCCCATAGACCGCCCACGTTCAACTTTGATTGCTGCTTCCCTATCAAGTGTCTTACCAAATGTAACACTTACCATAGGAGTAAAACCGAGTTCATTACCTAACAGCAAACATGTAACAATCGCACTCTTATTAACTACAAGTTCACTCGTTCCATCTTCTTTCTGAACTTGCTCCTTAAAACCCTTATTAAAAACAGGACTTTGAGCAATCCAATCTGCTAATGCTTCAGCTTGTTCAAATGAATTAATTTGATTAACAGCTAACGCAACACTTCCATTTTTATTTCTTGTATTAACAAGAGCACCACTCACATCTTCATCAGTCTTTTCGACTGGCTTCATTTGTGGTTTATCCATACGCAAATATAGTAATTATAATTGTACCACCAAAGAAAATAGCAAGAAATTAACCGAAAATTTCACTAATATCATTAACCCATATCGGAACATTCTCGGAATCTTGCTGACGCTGGATTAACTTCTGTTTGTCCCTCGACCTAACATCTTTATCACCAATTTTGAAATCATCAATGTAAAGATTAATAATAACACAATTCTTATTAGGATTCATGTAATTATAAGTCTTACCTCGTGCGACACGTTGTCCGTGAGTATTAGAATTACAACTACCACCAGTCGTTATGACTTGTTCGATATTTTCTATCGTTAAACCCTCATTAAGACTTTGTGCAGTAAATAAATATTTATAAGTACCATTCTTAATCCCTTCAATAGCTAACTTTTTAAGAGATGTTTTACCTAATCGTTTAGGTTCACCATTCTTATAAGTATATGGAACACCAGTTTCAGGATTAATTACATATCTACTTTCAATAGCACTATGAAAAGGAATACCATCTTTACTGAAATAATCAGCTAAATCAGTAACCATAGCTATTGATTCATTAAAACAGATAGTAGGAACACTATTAGTTTTAAGAATTTCAATAACAGCATTAATTTTAGGTCTGTTATGAATTAAAATATCATTACGTTGTCTAACAAAGTCCTTAAACTTCTTAGCACGTTCGTAAATATTATCGGGATTCCAAAGATTATTAATTCGTTTATTATAATCATTATCGAGTGGCATATCACGAGTCCAACCCATTAATGAAGCTAACATATTACGAATAACAGTAGGTTTAATAAAAGTACTACTGCCATTTCTATCTTTATAATTATAACCAGTAAAAGATGCAAGAACTAATGCAAAATCACTGTCAAAAACTTTATTACGAAACTCTTGATTAATCACTTTATGTAATCCACCAAATGTTTCAAGAGTTTCAGAAATCATATCAGAATATTTAGCATATTTAATTTTGTCATGTTCATCAAGTTCAATAGCTAAATTATATTCTGTACTATTTGAAATCCAACCTTGCGATACAGCTTCAACCTCAGTAATCTTATCAATTACTGGAGCACCTAATTCATTAAGAATAGATAGTTGATTTTTATTTAATGTAGAACCAGTAAGACATAGAATAAATTTATATTCTATATTCTTAATAGCTATAAGAGTTTCACCTTGTAATAACTTATGAACTTCATCAAGAATTAGTAAATCAACTTTAATAGGAAGTTTTCGTTCTATTTTAAGTTTATTTACATGATTAATAAGAGTATTACTACTCATTATATCAATCCATTGTTCTTTCGGACAAAATTCAGTAAGATTATCAGCAAGATTTTTAGTAGTTACAGCATTTGGAGCGATAGCCATAATTGTTCGATTAGGATTAGCTTTAACCAGCTTACCAACAATCATAGCTGCTACTCGTGTTTTTCCAAATCTCATTATAAGATTTAGAGTACCTCGACCTTTGGCATCACGCCATTTATTACAAGATATTTCTTGTCTATCGTCCTTTGTCATGCCATAATATTATCAATCACAATCACGCTTTATAATACCACCATCGTGACTAATATATCTCCATTGATAACCATAAGCAGTTTTAGAATTACCTTTAGGAGTACAAGCCTTAACAATAGCGTAATAAGCGTGTTTAGGATTTGTTTTTTTTAGCTCAATAGTTATAGCATTAGCAGCATCTTTAGTAGAAGCATAAGTAGTTATATATTTTCCCTCTCTTGTAAACTTAGCTACACGCAAACCAATTCTACGATTTTTAACATTAACTGGTTTAATATCAGTTATTGCAAGACCGTCAACTTCATGATATACAAGGTCACCATTCATATTAGTATTTTATTAAAAAGGTAAATCATCTCCATTTTCTATTGCACGTTTATATTCTTTCTCACTTGAAAAACCATACATACCCCAGATAGTATTGTTAATAGGAATGTCATTAGCAGGATTAATAAACGATACATTGTCATCTTCAAAATCAACTTCAAACAAACCATCTTCTTCAGGACTTTCAATAGGCTCTAAATGTTTATTATTAGACATAGCACCAAATAAATCACCTTGAACCGCAACCATACCAGCAGTTTTTTTATTTTTACCATATAGAATCTTAGCACATTCTTTTTTATAATAACTAAAATCTATATGATAATCATCTTCCTCAACATAATCGTTAAAAGGACGAACACTACATTTAGCTACAATTCGATTAATTTTACTTGGTTTATTTTTATCAATTTTTATAATAGTTCCACTACAATATGATACATCAGCAATATAGAAACGATTAGATTTTTGAAGTTCTTCATCATGAAGTTCACCGTTTACAATACTACAATATATAATATTGAATTTAGCATCAGTCTTTTGACTAATACAATAATCATAAATAGCTTCTTTACTACTATGAATATGATTTTCTATTGTATCAGCATAAGGAACATTATATAAAAGAAATAGGTTAAGAGCTTTTGGAACAACTGGATAAGCATAACCTTTATTAAAAGCAATAGTTTCAATAAAAAGACCTTTACGTTTAATATAAATATCTTCAAGTTCAGCTATTGCTTCTGGAGTTTTATCAATTAATTTATCATAAGCATCTTGAAAACCTTCTTTAACAGCAATATAATTATTTACATCATTACGAAGATACTTTTCATAATTAGTAAATTCAAGTTCAAAATTGTTATATTCTTGCCACCAATCACAACAAGCTTTATAATCGGCTTCTTGTTCAGGTTTAATGATACAAACAATACCATCAGTATTAGCAGATATAACTTTAATACCTTTGAGTTCCAGTGCTTCAATAAGCATCAAAAGACAAAGTTGTAGATTTATAGTAACTTTATAAGTACATTTAGGGTCATAAAGATAATCATTTATATCTCTAAATGCACCATACATTCTATTAATAGCAATTTTAAGACCTTCAGCTTTAATCTTATGACGTTTACTTGACTGCATAAGAGCATCAGCTTTTGCCTGTAAATCATCTATAATAGATTGATTAGCATGATTATTCTTAAAAGTATTTATTTCATTAAGTAGTTTTTTATATTCTTTTAGTTCTTTACTTGCAGCATGTTTTGCTTCAACACGAGTGTCTTTTGTATATCCAACAGTAGCTCTAAAAGGATTTCTTTCAAGATGTTCAGGATAAACATCATAAGAAAGAATACCATTTGGATAAAATGAAGCACAAATTTGAATAATATTAATCTCGGTAACTAACCGTCTATTATTCACTACTACTCTCGTAGCAGATTAGACTATATCTTATTCTTTAATAGTTCCATCTGAATTAACATATCTCCAAATAAATCCATAAGCAGTCTTTTTACTACCATTGCAAACACCTCTTATAGGTTGACCTTTAAATGTAGGATTTTCTTTGATTACGTCATTCATATTGTCATATACTTTAATAGGATTTCCTTTTCTATCATATTGAGCGATAGCATGACTTTTTAATAAAGACATTTTCTTTCTATATTCATCAGTACGATGTGATGATTTATCAGCACTACCATACTTTTTACGAAGTTCATCACTCATATAATAATTAGAAATCTTATCATTATAAAGATTATCAATACCAGTATCTATTTGATATTGTCTTTCTTTAGCTATAAGATTTTCATTAGTTTCTTCAATAATAGACCAACTAAATATTCCAATACCATAAGTATTAAAATCTGATTGTAATCTTTTATTAGGATGTCTATTAAATCGAAGTTCTGAAAAATGTTTTTGTAATCTCCTACCAATATCAGTAGAAGAACCTATATAACAAATTCCAGTTTCATTATTAGAAATCTTATAAATTCCTTGTTTATTTAATAAATTAGAAAAAGTACCATAATCGAAATTATCAGTTACTCTTTTAATAGAACTACTTAAACCTTTTAATTTTTCTTTATCCATAGCATTATTATTTATTGGTTAATATCTACAAAGATAATAAACTATTGGATAAAAACAAATAGGATAATAACAAATATTAAAGAATTGTGGCACTTCGACAATCATTAGTTACATGATTATCTACTCCTTTACGGATAGTCGTTGAACTTTAATCTTGATTTACATCAAGACTCTTAGCTGCGGATTGTCTAATCTCTTTACTTTTTACTATACCTTTGACATTACTCATTGCCGCGTTACTATTACTAACAACGTTTAGTATAAAGAGTTATATAAGAGTTTCCCGCAATTCACCACATTAAGACGCTGCTTCAACTTTAACGTCTGCATCTCGAATACAAGCACCAATTTCAGAAGCAATTAGCAATCCCGGTTTATCTTGACTATGCAAACCACCTAAAGCCATAGTATATACCGCATCACCAAATTGAAATTCGTGCTTAAATTTATCTTCATCTTTTGTACTACCTACAACGATAGTAGATTGTGCAACAGTACGAAGTAAATCATTGAGAATTTTAGTTTGAAATTTAAGTTTAGGACTTAATATACTGGAAACTTTAATTTTCCATCTATCAGTTTTAGTATCCATAAAATCTTTTCTATCAATACCGCTAAACTTCTCATAAAGAGATGTAGTAATAGCTTTACCAATAGAACTTCTTGACATATTGCGGACATCAATTCCAAACTCTTCAGATATATCTTCTCGTAGTTCAATTTCAGCCTTTTGACTACGCTCCAGTTCTAATGTAATAAGAACATCATTTACATTATAATCACAAATATCATAAATATCTTCTTCTCTAATTCTACAATTATAAGCAATCGGTAGATTCTGAATACGATACCATTTTAAGCAAATAGCAACTTGTTTAAGACTGGTATAAGTCTTATCAAGATAAAGAATTTTTTGAATATCATAATCAGTAAAAGGACGTTTGTAATATTTCTTGAAATTAAGTAAACGACTATATCCTTTACCAAAATCTACACAAGCGCAACTATGGTCATATAGAATTTGTGTAATATGTTTACCTTCTTTCTTATTAAAACCTTTTACATCAAGATATTTATAATTATTAA